TGCCCTATAACCTGCCGGCAATCATCACTAACCCACAAGCGCCGGTGTTTATTGTTGAGGGCGAGAAATGCGCCGATGCGTTGATCGAGCTTGGCCTGATCGCCACGACAAACAGCGGTGGCTCAAAGAATTGGAAGCCGGAGCTTGCGCAGTATTTCGAGGGGCGCAATGTCGTGGTGCTGCCCGATAACGATGAGGCCGGGCAGGCACACGCCGACACAGTGATAGCTGCGCTGTACGGCACGGTGGGCAAGATCAAGCGCCTCGACTTGCCGAACCTCCCGCCAAAGGGCGACGTGGCTGATTGGTTGGCCGCGGGCGGTGACAAGGCGGCGTTGCTGGCCCTAGCCAAGCAAACGCCGGTGGTCGAGACAGCGCCAGAGCCGAAGCCTGACATTTATCCGCTGTATGATGAGCATTACCTGATGTCGATGCCGCCGGTTGAGTGGATGATTGACGGCGTACTGACAAAGCACGGCTTCAGTGTGATGTATGGCGCACCCGGCACCGGCAAGAGCTTCATAGCTATTGATATGGCGCTTTGTATGGCGCACGGCTTGGCGTGGCACGGCAGACAGACAAGGCGCGGTGTGGTGCTGTACATCGCCGGTGAGGGCGTTGGCGGGCTTGGTAAGCGCGTCAAGGCGTGGAAGCTGCACAATCAGGTTGAGGATACCGGCCTGCTGCGCGTCTTGCCTATGGCCGTTGATATGATGGACGAGGAAAGCATTGAGAAGCTGTTGCGCACTATTGACAGTCTCAACGAGGAATTTAGCTGCTTAGTTATTGACACTGTGGCTCGGTCAATGACCGGCGAGGAAAACAGCGCCACAGATATGAGCGCGTTTATTAGAGGCTGTGACGCGGTGAAGCATCACACCGGCTGCGGTCTGCTGGCGATACACCACGCTGGCAAGGACGCGAGCAGGGGCATCAACTCTATGCGCGGGTCAAGCGCCCTAGCCGGTGCGGCTGACACTGTGTTGTCAGTGGGCAAGGCTGAGAACATCGTCGCGCTGGCGATGGAGAAACAAAAAGATAGCGACCCAATGGATAAAATAACCTTTGAGATGACGCCAGTCGCGCTGGTGGATGATGCCAGCGTCGTGATGAAACCCATTGAGGCGCAGGGTGCAACCAAGAAGCAAAGCCTGTCGGCGAGGCAGCAACATGCCTTCCAAGCGCTGCAAAATACGCTAATAAAACTAAGCACAGACGCCCTGTCAGTAGGCCAATGGCACGACGCTCACAAGTCAAAATCACCAGATTTAACGAGCGCACAACGCAAAGATGCACGTCAGGGACTGCAAGATAAGGGTGTGGTGACAGTGCATGAGGGTAAAGTGTGGATAAACAGGGACTTATCGTAAAATGTGGGGTGACCATCCCACCTATATCGCACGTTCATCGCAGGGTGGGGCGGGTGCGATGATCCCTAGGGATCGCACCCTACCATCGCACCCCACCCAGAGGAGAGTAAATTGAAGGGAAAAATGAGAAAACCAACTAAGCAACACTATGCGCCTAGTCAGGCTGTGATGAGGCGACAACAGGATGCGCTGCATCGGTATGATGATCGCGTCAGTGAGGTTGAACGCAAGTGGGGGGTGGATCGTTTGATCTGGGTAGTGGGCGGTAATCTGAGAGATCGCTTCGAGGCTCAGATGGATAAGCTGAATGCTGCGATAGATAGGATGGAAGATGTCGAGCATCAGGTTGACGTGACATTGCGCGGGGTCGCAGCGCTTGAGCAAGCGGCAATCGCTGCTGGTGTGCAGCCGCTAAAGGGCGAGTGGATTGAGGGCAAGATGCCTGATGGCCGTGTGCTGGCTATCGTGCCGAATGATTACGAGGTGAGCCGCGTCAAGCGCGACAACCGCGAGATGTTGGTCTACAGCGTTGATGAGATCGGCAGGTTGCTGGCAGCGTGGGATGAGAGCAAGACAGTTGATGCTGTCAAGGCTGTGTTCCCCGGTGCTACTGTTGAAAAGGTGAAAACGAAACTTGAAAAGGAATTGAATGATGAAATCCCTTTCTGAGAACAAGCGCCCTTGGTCTGTTGCGCCAATGCGCTGCTTTAGCGACAGGCAGCTTAATGAGACTGATCTGCGCGTGTTGGGTGCCTTGTGTGGCTTCACGAACAGGCACGGCGTCTGCTGGCCGTCTATGGCTACGCTGATGGATGTGAGCAGCATGAAGAGCCGCACGTCAGTGCATCAGAGCGTCAAGAAGCTCAAGAAGCTGCGCTACATCAGGCAGCTAAACCCGAAGGATTATCAAGAGACAGCGAGTGGCTGGCACAGCAATCGCTATCAAGTGTTATGGGATGGAGACGAAGTATTGCCTAGTTGGGAAGATGTACAATCTGCAAAGCCGTTGCAGTTACGCAGAGACAATGAGGACGCACCCGAAGAGATAGGGGGTCTGGGGGATTTACAATCGCTCTCTCACGCGCCCGGCTTGGCCGGTCGAGGCCAGACAAAGTTAACCGAAATCGAGTTAACTTCGAGGAACCTTGCCCAGACTTACATCCGCGCAGTGATGCGGGCGACCGGGCAAGTGCGGCTGATCGACAACGAAATGTCACACGCTCGGCGGCTGGCGAATGCTGGCTTTACTGCGGCTGATGTCGAGGCTGCGACGCTGAATACCTGCGATAAAGCCATCGAGCGCCGGGCTGGTGTGCCATCGCTTTATGATGTGGCAGTGGGGATGGGGCTATGACGTACACGACAGCAAACGTTGGTTTGTCGGTGTACGGCGCGGGCGGCGACGATGCCCGGCCATATAAAAATCGACCCCTTGCCCCCCGCCCCTCCCATCTATCGATAGGGGGTGCCACACAAAATTTTCGTTCAAAAGCGTCACAGCGTCATAACGTTATAACGTCAAAACGCTGCACCGACTGCGACAACGGCTTCATCCGCGAGCCGGACGGCTATGGTTGCGTCCAGTGGACATCGTGCTATTCTTGTGGGGGAACGGGAGAGGCCGATGATATATGAGGGCGATGGATCATTTGAGCGTAAGCTGGCGAACAGCCAATGCCCGCTCTGTCGCAGCTTGATCGAGTTACGGCGCGATGATAAGCATAAGCGCGAATATAAATGCACTGGCTGCAACTTAAAGATTATTGACGTTAAAGGGGATACTGAAGAATGAACAGATACGAATTACTAGACGCCGCCAAAGCCACTGTCGCTGATCGTGGCGAAGATTACGGCAGCATATGGGAAAATCACGAGCGTATCGCCGTTATATGGACGACGCTGCTTGGCATACAGATTGAGCCGGAGCAGGTCGCTATGATGATGGTTGGCGTGAAGCTGGCTAGGCTGGCTGCGACGCCAGAACATCAGGATAGCTGGATCGACATAGCCGGTTATGCCGCAACAGGATCGGAGTGTTTGAGTGTCAGACAAGCTAACGATTAGGCAGCAGCGGGCGGCGCTCGCGGCTGACGATGAGGGTCGCCGCGAGGCTGTGGTGCAAGAGTTAGAGGCGATTGGTGCCGGTGAGGCGACTGACGTTATCCAGTGGGATGATATGGGGCGGGTGACGCTGACGCCCAGTGATCAGTTGTCGGAGCGGGCGAAACGCTCGATTAAGAAAGTCAAGGTTACGCCCAATCAGTTTGGCAATACGATTGAGGTTGAGATGCACGACAAATTGTCTGCCTTGAGGCTATTGGCGAAGCATCGCGGGTTGTTAGAGCCAAATAGTGACAGCCAGAAACCTAGTATGATTGGTATCAACATTACTGGGCCAACGACTAAGATTGTGGAGATTGACGGCGATGGCTGACGTAATTGACATAAAGGAATATTTTAGCGTTAGATTTTTTAAGCGGGATATATTGTGTGGTTATTGCTCACGGCTGACTAGGGGTCGGGTGTATGATGGCGGCGAGGCTATTGTTTGCACTGAGTGCGGCGGGCCTATGCTTGAGTTAGAGAGCGACGATTTTAATGATAATATGACTATTATTTTTGACCCAGAGGCGTAGAATGGCGCGATCATCAAGAGCAACTGACAGATCACCCCGGCGTAGGAAAGAGCCTACCACTGACGCGCTTGCGGGTCTGAATTTGGATTTTTCTGAAAGCCCGACGGTATGGGATTTTTTAAACGACGACAGCTTTGTGCGTGGTCTGATGGGGCCAGTCGGCTCTGGCAAGACATTCGGTTCCTTAGCGGAAGTGATGTTGAGGGCGGTGAAACAGGAAC